CGCACCTGGTCGTTCACCTGCGGGGAACTAGCGCACATGAAGCAGCAGCGGCCCTGGCTGCACGAACTGGTCCAGCAGGGGCACGTTCACCACAACGACGGGCAACTCATCGACTTTGACGCCGTCGAGGGCCTGCTGGGACAACTTGGTAGCACCCTCCAACTCGAGGCCGTCGGCGTCGACGAGGTCGGTTGGACGCAGAATTGGGTCCGGCAGGTCATGGTCGACAAACTGAACCTGCCGGTGGAGGCTCGGTCCCAATCGATCCGGGAGCAGGCGCCCGCCTGGTCGACGTTCGTGGCGCTCATCCGGATGAAGGCGCTCCGGTACCACGACGACCCGGTGCTGCTGCACCAACTGCGGCACGCCACGACCAAGACCTACGACGGCGGGCTGGTCAAACTGCAGAAACGCGACGGGCAGAACATCGACGCCCTGGTGGCCGCCTGCAATGCGGCCCGCCTGTTCGAGCTGCGCGGGCGCTCCCAGCAGTGGATGCCGCCGTCCGGCGTGATGACCATCTGACGCTACCTAGCGGACGAATCGACAATTTGCGGAATGTGACAGAAAATGTCACACCCGCCTATTGACAGAAAAAGCGCGTACTCAAACTGGGGGAGGCGTGGGATTCTTCTCGCGCCTAGGCAGATACTTCATCGGCGGATTTGACGCCTCGCTGCTCGTTGAGACCTCGAGCACGACAGACGTCGAGGCCCTGCCGGGCGTCCAGCGTGCCATCGAGGGCGTGGCCTCGATGCTGGCCAGCGTCACGCTGTGCGTCTACGACAGCAAGGACCAGGAGGTGCAGCCTGCTGCCCTGAGCCTGCTGACCGGCCGCAGCACCCAGATGGTCAACGGCTGGGACCTGCGCCGGTGGCTCGTCACCGACGCCATGACGCAGGGCAACGCGTACGCGTACATCGCACGCACCTACTCCGGCGAGGCCGCCGAACTTATCCCGCTCGAGCGTGGGCGCATCACGATTAACTGGTCGGCCAACCCGCTGCAGTACCTGCTCGACGGGCAGCCGATCCCGGCCAGCGACCTGATCCACGTCAAGGGCGGCTACAGCCGGTGGGCGTTCATCGGCGAAAGCCCGCTGGACAAGTGCCGCACGCAGCTGCAACTGGTGGCGGACCTCGACAACTGGGCGGCCACGATGGCGGCCACCGGCACGACCCGTCGCCTGTCGTTCCAATTCCCCACGCCGATCAGCGAGCAGGCGAAGCAGACCATCCTGCTCGCCTGGAAGGCCAAGCATGCCAAGTCGGGCGGTGCATCCGAGCCGCTGATCATCGACGGCGGCGGCAAGATCGAGGGCGTGAGCGGGCAGGGTGATCTTGATGCCGTGACGGCGGCCCGCACCGCGGCCATGGGGGAAATTGCTCGAGCGCTCAACCTGCCGCTGTCGTTCCTGGCGGCCACCGAGGCTGGCACGCAAATCGACCTAAACGCCCAGCGTGCGCTCGTCGATCAGACGCTGCGGCCCTGGGCGAAGCGCATCGAGGCCGAACTGACGGCCAAACTGCTGCCCGGCTACCGCGTCGAGCACGACCTGCAGGAACTGCTGCGCGGCACGATGAAGGACACGGCCAAGGAGCTGTCCAAGCTCGTCATGTCTGGCGTTCTCACGCCTAACGACGCCAGGTGGTTCATCGGCATGCAGCCGGTGCAGGACCCCATGGCAGACGAACTCATGATGCGCCTGGACACGGCGGCCGGTCAGGCCGAGGTCAACGGCGACCGCGAGGACGAAGAAAGCGAGTCACCCGATGCAGATTGACCGCCGGTCGTTCGAGGTCCGCGCAGCCGTCGAGGGCAACAGCGTGTCCGGGCTGGCCATTCCCTACGGGACCGAATCCCAGCCGCTGCCTTTTATCGAGACCATCCAGCGTGGCGCGTTCGCTGCCGACATCGGCAAGCGGAACGTGTCGCTGCTCGTCGAGCACGACGGCGGGCGCGTACTGGCAGACACGCGCAGCGGCACGCTCGAGCTCGAGGAAACCGAGCGTGGAGTGACGTTCGCTGCTCGGCTGCCGGACACCCGCGACGGGCAGGACATGCGCGTGCTCCTGCGCGACGGCATCTACCAAAACATGTCGTTTGGGTTCGTGGCCGAGAAGGACGAGTGGCGCGGCGACCGCCGCACCGTCCTGACGGCCCGGCTCTACGAGGTCAGCCTTGTTCACACGCCCGCCTACGAGGCGACCGCAGCCGCGGTCCGGGCGTTTCACACTTCCACCGGGCTCGTCGCTCGGTACCTGCGGCTGCGGATTGGAGACCTGAAATGACCATGACCCCCGAGATGCTTCGTGAAAAGCGCTCGCAGCTCGTCGCTGCGTGCGAGCAGTACGCCGAAACCGCAACGCCGGACGCCGTGAAGGCGTTCGATGCTGCGGAAGAAGAAATCCGCGCCATCGACGGCCAGTTGTCGAGCCTGTCGGTGCGCAGCCGGCTGGACGCCGTCAAGGCGCAAGGGTCGCTAGTTGTGCGCCCTGACCGCCGCGGTTCGGCACCCATGACCGAGTTCCACAAGCACCTGCAGCGTCGTGATGGCACCCCGTATGAGTTGGACATCCGCACGACGCTGACCGTTGGGACGCCAGCTACTGCTGGGAACTTCACGGTCACCCAGCAAACTGGCGAGTTCATCAAGAACCTCGACTTCAACAACGTGATCCGCCAGAACGCCACGGTTCAGAGCTTCCCAACCAACCTGGACATTCCGGTCATCAATGGGCGAACCACGGTGACCGCCACGGCGGAAAGCGCCGCGTACACCGAATCCAATTTCACTACCACGAAGAAGTCATTCGTTGCCCACAAGGCGACGGCGTACACGGACGTTACGGAAGAACTCCTGAACGATTCCGTGGTCGATGTCGCTGCGGAAGTGGTCGCAGATCATGCTCGTGCGCACGGCAGGTACCGCGAGGGTAAGTACGCGACTGGTGTCGGTGGAACCACCGAAGAGGACGGCATCTTCATCGAAACCGCCTGGAACTCAACCAACCGCGTTTACACCAATGGTCCAGGTACGAGGCCATCATTTGACGACTGCATCTCGCTGTACAGCACGTTGGCACCTGGTTACCTATCGTCGGCTGTGTGGATCATGGCAGCTGGGACCTGGGGTGACCTGCTGAAGACGAAGGCAAGCACCGCAGGCTCATACCTTTATGACGGCATGAGCGGCACGATGATTCAGGACGGATCGGTCGGGCAGCTGCTGGGACGCCCTGTGTACATCTCCGAGTTTGCGCCTGTGTTCTCTGGATCGGTAGAACGTGTGATGGTGTTCTTCGGCGATCTTCGTCGCGGCTATCGCATCGTTGACCGTCAGCAGGCTGCGTTCCGTGTCAATCCGTACATCCGCTCCCTGAACGGAGAAGTTCGCTTTGAAAGCGTGTTCCGTTCAGACGCTCACATTCTGGACACCAAGGCTGGCGGCGTGATCATCGCCGGATCGGTCTGATCTGACTCCATGTGACCCCGGGCTGTGGGGGGGGACACCCCCCCCAGCCTTTTCAAAATGCCAGCACTCAACACCAGCGACATCAAGAGCCACCTGCGGATTTACCACACGCAGGACGATTCCTACATCGGCACGATCCTGCTGCCGGCGGTCCGCGAGACCGTCGAGCGCTGCACCGGTCTGGCCATGCAGGCCATCGAGCGCTCCTACAAGGTGTCCGAGGAGGGCGACACCTGGGTTGTGCTGCCGATCCAGCCGGTCAACACCAGCGGCGCCATCACTGCCGTTTACGTCGACGACGACGCCGTTACGCAGACCGCTACGCCGGAACTGCACTGGGACGGCGAACGCGTGGCGGTGCTGGTCGATGAAGCTTGGAACCGCCCGGTGACCCTGAACTGGGTTACCCTCGTTGGGGACCACTACATCAACATGCTGGCGCTGCAGCTGTGCGGGCGCCTCTACGCCGACCGCGGCGACAGCACTAACGCCATCGAGGGCAAGGCCGAGCAGATGCTGATGGCAATGCTCGGGGAGCATGGGGTGCACTGATGGTCCCGCGTGGCATGTTCCGGCACGAAATGGCGGTGCAGAACTACACCGTTGCCAGTGTTGACGCTTACGGGCAGGATGTGAAGACGTGGAACACGGCCGCGACGGTGCTCGGCTACATCGAGTCGGCCGACGGCCGAAGCATCGACTCGGTGGACATCAACCGCGGACAAACTGCGTGGAGGCTCATCCTTCCTTGGATTGACTCGGTGACCGTCAAGAGCCGGATTCTGCTGCGCGAAACGGGCAAGTCTGACCGAGTTCTTCAGGTCACCGGCGTACTAGATCCGACCCTTCGGCGCATGGAACTGCACTGCGAAGCGCTCGAGGTGACGGCATGAGCTTCCGCCGCGGCGCCGAGTTCAACACCCCGGAGCACCTGCGGGCGTACGAGCGTTTCATGCGACGCCAGGTCAACGCTTCGGAAAACCTGGGCATTATGCGGGCCGGGGCAAGTGTCCGCGCCCAGCGGGCGTTCCTGGCAGCCGAACAGGTGTTCCTGACACTGCCCGACCGAGTCAGCCGGAACCTGTACAAGCAGCTGCTGCGGCGCAGCCTCAAGCGCCTGGCGACGACCTACAAGCAGAATTGGCTGACGCACGGGGCCACCTACCGCAGCTACGGCCAGGAAAGCCTGCGCAAGGCGGCTAGCAAGGTCATTCAGTCCATGGGCGACACCCGCGGGCTAAAGACGACCAGCCGTACAGGCTTTCGGTACAAGCGCCGGCCACGGTCGTACATCGCGCCAATCGTTGATAGCGGACGCGCTCAATGGCACGTAAAGCGGGCCACCTATCAGCAGTTCCCGCCCGAGGTCCTCAAGGAAGACCTGGCGCTGGTCATCGAGACGCAGCTGACCGAACTGGCCCGCAAGGCGCGGATGAAGGTGACGAAGAAATGAGCATCGAAACGGCCATCCGCGACCGGCTCACCAGCGACGTTGGCGTTTCCGCGCTCGTCGGCACGCGAATTAGCCCCGAATGGCGCCGGGAAGGTACGGCGCTGCCGGCCATTGTCTACAGCATCGATAGCCGGACTCCCGTGCGCACGCTGGCGCAAACGACCAGCCTGGCAGAGTTCGCCGTGTCGGTGGATTGCATCGCCGTCAGTTTGTCGGCGGCCCGGAGTCTGGCGGCTGCTGTGTCGGGAGTGCTCAACGACAACACGGGATTCACGACCGTAGACGGCACGCGCATTCAATGGAACGCCACCGACGGCGAGGACGTGGAGCGCATGGACGATCAGGAAGGCACCGACGACGGCCCGCGGGTGGTCCGTCAGACGTACCGCATTTGGGCTACAGGAGGCTAAGACATGGCATTTATTGCAAACGGCACGACATTGTCAATTACTATTGGTGCTGGAGCCGCAACCGTTGTAGACGCGAGTGACATCAACATCACGGCATCAAGCGCTACCGTCGACGCTACCGTGCTCAACTCGTTGTTTACTTTGGCTATTCAGGGGCGGCCGAACGTGACTGGATCAGCAACGATCCACACGGACAACGCCACGGCGGGAACCTTGGCAGCAAAGTTCGGCGGGGCTACGCCCGACACGTCAGCGGTGACCATTACGATCAACGCCAGCGGTGGAGCATCTGGCGGGATTGACTACACCGGAAGCGCTGTGATTACAGGATTCAACGCCACATATGCCAATGACGCAGTGCACCAAGCAACGCTGAGCTGGCAGTACGTCGGGCAAATCACTGTGAGCCGAGCAGCATGACCTGGCGCACCCTGAACAGCGAGGCGGTGGCCGGTTACCCGGCCGTGCTCGAGGTCCGGCCCATCACGGTCGGCGAGTGGCGCAAGATCGAGCAGCTGGACGACGACGCTAGGCAGTCGTTCCTGCTCGAGTCGTGCACTCGGGTGGACGGCGTGCCGGGATCGACGGCGCTCGACGTGCATGTGGCCATGGCGCTGGTCCAGGGGGTGATGGCAAACCCTTGGACTGGACCCCAGCGGACCGCATAGAGCGGCTGCTGGCGGTCCTGGCGTACGGGCTGACTCGTCAGCCCCAAACGGTGGTGGAGCCCTGGCGCAAGCCAGGGCAGACTGACTGGATGGCAACCCTCGGGAAGGTGGCAACGTGGCGAAGCTAGGACTCTCAATCGGGATCGACGCCGACGTGACCGGCCTGCGCAAGATGGGGCAGCAGGCCACGGCGCAGCTCGAGGGCATCCGCGGGCAGTTCAACCGCATGCAGGGCCTGTTTGCCGCTGGGATGGCGTCTCCGCTGTTTCAGGCCATCGGCAGCTTCTACGAGGCCAACCGCGAGGCACGCAAGACGTTGGCGGAACTTGTCCGGCCATTCTCGGCCAAAATCATCGAGGCGGAAGTGTCCGCCATGCAAGCCAAGATGGTTGCCGGGCAGCGCATGGTCGGGCTCGGCATGGACGAGATGGAGGCCGCCAGGATTAGGCGTGATGCCCAAAAGGAAATCGGCACCGGCCTCATTGCCCAAGGGCCGGGCGGCATGATTTCCAAGAGCGCCGAAAGTTTCTTCACTGCTCCTGGCGCCTACATCACCAACGCAGTGCGAGGCGTGGAAGGCGCGATCAGCCAGCGATTCCAGCAGGACATGATTGGCTGGCGAGAAACGTTCGGTGGTCAGGGCGCTACTGACATCGAGCAAATGCAGATGCAGGCCGCCGGACTCCGCAGCCAACTCGGATTTGCCATGGCAACCGGTAGTGGCGAGTCGGTCGAGTCGCTGAACCTGCAGCTGCTGCGCGTGCTCGAGCAAATCAAGCAGAACACAGATAGGAGCCGCTGATGGCGTGGCAGGTATTCAGGCAGCACAACCAGCAGTCACTAACCATCGGCATGGAGCCGACCGAGGCCGTGCACACCACCCGGTTTCTCGTGGCGCAGGACGACCCGGCCTACGTCGGGACCAGCGAGGACAGCTGGAACGTCTACAACTCGATCAAGGCACAAACTGCACCGTTCGACCAAATCGAGGCGCTTGGGACCAGGCTGGCGCTTGGCACCATCGACGGCGGCCTTGCTCAGTTCATCGTTCAGGACATCAGGGTGGAAACCCACCCCGACCGCGCCAACACCTACATGGTGACATCGATCGCCAAGGGGCCGGTGGTCGGCGTGGCGCCGTTTCGGGGCGTCAAGACGAGCCTGCAAAGTGCCGAGCGCAAGGCTTCGCAATACATCCGTCCGGCTCCGGCGTCGTTTCCAACGAACGGCACCATTACTTGGCCCCCCACCACGCTGATCGCCAGCGGCACCGTGAGCAACATCATGGGCACGCCGTTTATCCGGTCTGTCCGGCAGGAGCTGTTTCGCGTCGAGTTCTTGGTGAATGACACCAACTCGGCGCTGGGCTACACCAACGTGCCCGCAAACATCACCGAGGACCTGCTCAAGCGCAATTCGGCAGCGTTCGCCGGTTACGCCGCCGGAACCGTCCTGTTCCAGTCGTACGAGCGGCGCTACGTCAGTGACTCCGTCAGCATGGACGTGTACACGTTCCTGTACGACGAGTGGTTTCACCTCGAGCAAATCCCCATGCGCAACCCGGTAGATGGGTCCATTTGGGTCGATACCACTATTTCCGTCGGCGGTTCGACCATGAAGGCGACCGCCAGGGCGGTGTGGTATCAGGCATACCCCGACACGGCTGCATTCCACACGGC